TCATAATTTCTATATTTTATTTTATTGGTATTTATATAAGTCACTATTTTCAATCTCCTTCTGGATGTACTTTGGTAATTCTTCCAGATGCGTTAAGTACTTGTCAAATGATGTTTCACATTTGCGATTAATTGCTCTCCAGCTTTTATCATCTTCTGGATAATCTACTTCTAATCCGTCTTCAATCACATCTCTTTCATTGTTGAAGGAATTGTACTTTGTTAACCAGCTATAACACTTGTTGATGTTTTTCTGGTGTTTCTTGTTTGTTATCATAATCTTCATTTATAAATTGGTTATACCAGCAAATCTCCAGACAAATGGCCAATTTGAATCTGGAGCATATGCTAGTGATTATTATTACTAACCAGTAATGGTATTTAAGTATAGGTTTAAAACTTCTAGTATAGCATCTTTGTGTACAATGTTACAATGTGGATATCGTTTAGAATCCTTCTTTAATTCTGATATCCTTCTACTTAGTAATGCTTCCAATTCTACAGTTAAAACTGTACTAGCTATTGCTCCCAAGTTTTGCACATTCTTATGCGCTTTTCTTAATGCTTGGTCATTGTTCAATCTTTTACTCATAATCTTATTGGTTTTTATTAATAATATGCTAATATAAGTAAAATGTTTCATTAATTAAATATTAATTCTAGTGATCTCTTTGAATTAATAGTACCAGATGCTGGAATCTACTGTAAACACTACGTTTTAAGTGATGAATAAATGTGTTTTTCATTTGTTCGATGTTTTACTGGTGAAGGTATTATCCTCTGTCTTTTAAGACTTAAATAGATATACATCTCCTACATCTTAGTAAGCATAGGCATTAACAGTATCTGTATTACCAGAGTAATCACTAATTAATCATCGAGCTGGAGCATCGAGCTGGAGCATCGAAGCATCGAGCTGGAGCATCGAGCTGTAGGTAAAAATGTCATCGAGCTGGTGATATATCAGCTAGGGAAAAAGGCAAAAATATCGCAAAGAAAATATCAAAAGCTTTTATTTTTTTGTTGGGGGGGGGTGCTTTTTTTTTTCAAAAGTTTTTTTTAAAAGCTACTATTACCCTCTACCCCTAGACATCTAAAAAAATTTTATATCTTTGTAAGAAACTAGGAACTATGAAGATGACTAACCCTTTTGCAGGTTCGGATAACGTGGGTGGATTATACGTAAAGGACGGACGTTTAATTAATGAGAGAGAAGATGGTGAGACTGGCATTGCACAGGCTGCTCGTTACAGAGCTCAGATGAAGAAGCAGTATAAGATTGATTGTATTGCTGATGGAATTGAGCGAGCTAAGATGCGTATGGATCACGATAATGATATATACGAGTTCTAAAAACTTTCTGTTTGTTTGTTTGTAAATTGGAGTAACTTATGTTGCTCCTTTTTTTTTATGTTGGTTATTGAATATAATTAACATATCCATGTTAAAAATATGTTAACTTTATTTTTCATAACTTATTGATTATTAATATATTATAATTAAAAATGTTAATATGTTAATATTTATTATTATTTATAAAGAATAAAAAAGAATAAAGAGAAGTAAGAAGTATAGGGTATTAAAATAAAAAAACTTTAACATTTCAACATATTTATTTTTTTGTTGTTAGTGTAAAAACTTTTATTATATTTGCAGAAATTAAATTAAATTAAATATGCAAGACCAAGGCTACATTCCAAAAGACCTATCGTTCGATGACGAGGCAAGAGAGAAACTCATATCAGGAATCTCTAAAATTTCAAACGCAGTTAAGAGTACACTAGGACCCCAGGGTCAGACGGTGTTGATTGAATCAGCGGAGCACACTCAGGGGTTAACTGTAACCAAGGATGGTGTAACCGTTGCCAAGTCTGTTTTCCTTATGGACCCGATAGAGAACCTAGCTGTCCGCATGATGAAGCAGGCCTCAGAGAAGACTGCCAACACTGCGGGTGATGGAACTACTACGGCTATCGTATTGACTGAGGCTTTGGTAAAGGCTGGCGTGGAGCATATGTCTGGAGATGATAATATCATCCAGGTGGTAAGAGAGATTCGTTCTGAGGGTGACAAGCTCTTGGGTAGAATAAAGGATGAGGCCGTTCAGGTCAACGATGAGATGCTTGAGGATATAGCCACAATCTCTGCAAACAATGATAGGGAGATTGGTGGAATTATTGCAAAGGCTTATCGTGAGGTTGGGCATGACGGCATTGTCACTGTGGAACGTTCACAGACTGACAAGACATTCGCTGAGGTGACAAACGGGATAAAGGTCGACAGGGGTTATACCTCTCCGATGTTTATCACCGACCACCGAAAGGACGAGTGTATCATGGAGGGTGTAAAGATATTGGTGTGTGACACAGAGATTACTAACATCCTACAGATTGAGAACATACTTAAACCAATTATAAACAACGGGGACAAGTTACTTATCATAGGTAACTGCTCACCAAACGTAATCAACACGTTGGCAGCAAATGTACAGAGGAATGGTCTTAAGTTCTGTAACATCCAAGTGCCATCGTTTGGTTATCGTTCACACGAACTGATGCAGGACATTGCACTGTCGGTTGGTGCGAAGTACTTCTCGGAGAGTACGGGTGATGACCTATCCCTTATCAGGTCAGAGGACCTCGGTGAGGCGGACAAGATTATTGTTGGCAAGGACAACACCATCATCATCAAGGACAACGAGATGAGTGAGGAGATAAAAAATCGTGTGACTGAGTTGCGTGAGCAGCAGCAGCTACTAACATCAAAGCCTGAGCGTGACTTCGTGAACGAGCGTATAGCAAGTTTGGTTGGTGGGATAGGATGCATCCAGGTTGGTGCAACGTCTGACATCGAGCAGAAGGAGAAGTACGACAGGGTTGATGACTCTGTGTGTGCTGTACGTTCTGCACTGCAGGAGGGTATTGTGCCTGGCGGTGGGTTACTGCTGAGTAACCTAGCTAAGGAGTACGAGGGTGAGGGCACCGCAAATAAAATATTACGTGACACGCTTCGTGCACCACTCGCACAGATCCTAAAGAACGCTGGCCTTGATAGTGCTAGTGTCTATAACAAGAAGTTAAAAAAGAACGAGGGGTACAACGTTGTGACTGGTGAGTATGGTGACATGTTCGAGATGGGTGTAGTAGATCCTGCAAAGGTTACGACACAGGCGTTGTCAAACGCAATAAGTGTTGCCACAACGATACTAACAACTAACGCAATCATAACACACGCAAGGGCATAATGAAAAACATTGATATAAATGTGGGTCTTTACCCTGGTGTTCTGATAGGTATACGTACCTACAAGGACTATGATGCAAATACCCACGCTATATATCTACCGTTCTTCAGTATACACATCGTGGTCTTCAAGGATATAGATGAGTGGAGCTGAGTGGTACTGGATGGACAACATAAAACAAAATAGTATGAGACCAATAGGAAAGTATATTATAATCAAATCAATAAAGGAGGAGCTTAAGACAGAGTCTGGGCTTCTTCTATCAGCACAGGACGCATCTGACTTTCGTTACAAGAAGGGTGAGGTAATAAAGCCTGGCACCCATGTGGATGTTATCAATGAGGGTGACATCATCTACTATGACGGGTCCGCAGGGCACGAGATGTTAATCGAGGATAATCCTTATACGGTGATTACTGAGAGAGATGTCGTTGTTGTCTTATAAACTCGTTCATCTCTATAATCATATTACGGTAGACCTTGTCCATGTAGGATGCGTCATGCCTGAACAGTGGGTTTATGTTTGCGGTCTCCCCGATTTCTTCACCGTTAAGTTTCTTGTACATCGTGTCGACTAGGCGTTTACCCTTGTATGAAAGTTCATATAGTGTGGCGTGCTTACCTGCACGCTTCCTCCATACATGTATCCACCCATCCTTGAGTAGCTTATAAAAGCGTTGCTCGTCCCATGACATGCACTGCTCAAACTCCTTAAACTTTGTCTTGTTAAAAATCTGTTCGCTGTACAGGAAGAACAGCATATCTATGTCGGGTGTACCGATCTTATACTTAGCCTTGGCCCAGTACCTAATCACCCGCCAGTACTTCATATAATCTTGGGAGCGTGCCCCACGTTCTGCTATGTATACCATTAAATTAAATTTGTATATTTGTAAGATAAAGATAGAAAAATTATGGCAGTAGTAACCACAAAAGACAAAGGGAAGGGTAAGCGTAAAAGAAATGGTGGTAGCCCTTCTAGTAATTGTTTTAAAGGCGGTGGTAAAAGATGCGGCCCATTAAAACGTAAGATTGAAAGATTTGGAAGAAAAGTTAAGAAAAAACTTAGGGATAATAAGAATCAAAGAGTAATAAAAAAATTAGTAAAAAATAACGTAAAATTCAATCAAAAAAAGAAAGTTGATATTAATAACTTACCTATTGGTAAGTTACCTACTAGACCTTTAAAACAAATAAAAAAACCACGTAAGTGTACAAGTAAAAATAAAAACAATAAAATTTGTTGATTAACAAAAATACTAAATTATGCCAACAGTAACACATAAGTGCCCAGACACTGGGAAGAAGATGAAGAAGACATTCCCATACAACGCTGTGGGTAAGGCTCAGGCTGGTGCCTTCGCTAAACTAATGGACGGTAAGGTTAAGAACAACCCTAACTACGGGATGGAGAAGAAGACTGTCTCAGGGTACTAAAAGAAATTTATTATCTTTGTATAAATATTTAAAGTTATGACAGACCCAAGGGTATCAGAACCGTTAGCCGCTACTCAGTTTAAGGACAAGAAGAGGAGATCACAAAAGGTTTTTGATAAGTCTAAGAATGTTGCGATTAAAGGTAGACGGGCAGTAGACGAGGGCAGGGATAAGAAGGCCACACGATTACTAAAGAAGGCTTCAAGGCTTGAGAACCGTTCAATAAAAATTGAAGACAGAGAGATGGGGAGACCTAAATTTAAAGCTAAAAAATAAAAGACATGATAAGAGATTTAGCATCACCGCTAGCCGCAACGTTCGGTACATCAGTATCGGGATCAGGAGACCGTAGAAAGAAAAAGAGAAAGAAAAAGAAAATCATCGGAGGGGGTGGTAAGTGTTTAAAGCCAGGTAAATCTGGTGGTAAGAGTTGTAAAAAATTTCGTGCACGTGTGTCAAAGTATGGGTATGGAGGATAATAAATAAAAGTTATGAAAAAGCAAGGATACAATGCAAGACTCGATGAGTCTTTAGGAAGTAAGCACAAGGGTGCTCACTCACAGTCAATGAAGTCTCGTAGAAACGAGTCTAAGGCAATGTCTAAAAAAATGTATGGCCACGCTTACGGTGGGGACCACAACATGTCTTACGAAAAAGTTAACAACGTAGGTGGACATATTAGTAGAAACATAGGTAAATAGATAATTGTTATGTTGAAACCAAAGAAGAAGAAGAAGGTTAACAGTGGTAACCCAGTAATTGATAAGGCAATTATAGCATCAAATAAAAGGAAGGCTGCTGCTAAAAAGAAAGCTAAGCTAGGCCCTACAAAGGGGGGTGCTAAAACAATAACGAAAAAGAATCGGTTATCATACCTAACTAAGGCTGCTGACAGTCAAGTTAAAGCGAAGAAGCAAGGTGACCAAAATAAAAGAGATAAAAAAACTGTACAAGCTGCAAAAATTGATAGGTTTGTAAATGGTTTTAATAAAAGTTTAGGGCTTGATGTTACAGACAAAGCAATGAGTAAAAGACTAAAAGCAGCTTTAGAGGCAGAAGTAAGACTGAAAAAGAATAAGAAGAAAAAGACTAGATAATGGCAGGTCGTACTAAGAAGGGTAAGTTCCCAGAGATAAAAAAATCAAGAGAGGGTGCCTTTACTAAGTGGGCAGAAAATAATGGGTTCAAGGATGCGTGTAGTGCCGCTTCTGCTGTAATGAAGAATAAGAAAAAGTATTCTGAAAAGGTAATGAAGATGGCGAACTACGCTAACAACTTTGGATGTAAAAGAAAATAGGATGGGAAGATTATTTTTATGGATGGGGCATACAATTATATTGCTTGAGTTAAAAGCAAAGCGTGGATGGAACTGGTTAGTTAGCAAGCTAATGTTTAAATCAGTTGGATGCCCATGTAAGGCGTGTGTCTGTAAATAGATATTATGAAGAGAACTCGAATTGAATCAAAAGGTTTCGGTGACACCGTAGAAAAGTTCACTACAGCAACAGGAATTAAAAAGGTGGTCGACACTGTAGCTAAGGCTGCAGGAAAAGACTGCGGGTGTAACAAAAGAAAGGACGCACTAAACAGAGCGTTCCCTTACGATAAAAAATAAAAAATGGCATATCAAAAATTACAGGTAAGCGATGGGGTGGCAGTAATACCCTCAAACGATGTAGACATTCCAGACCCGTCAACAATTGTTATATTAAATAAAGCAATAGGTAGTGATGTTTCGGTCGGAGATTTTTCTGTAGCTAACACGCTAACAGGAACAGGGCTGGCAGACCTAGGTATACAGGTTGGTGCCATAGTATATAACACTACTGCACAGAAAGCTTACTACGTAGTAAGCGTAGACAGTGCTACTCAGTTGACTTTATCAGGTGGAGCTACAGGAGGAGCTACAGACAGCTTCTCTATATACAACGGAAGCAGTAATGGAAATATTCTTTATGTTGGTGGTGCAGGAAACGTAGTTGCAAGGCTAGCTACATACCAGGGTAATAAGCTTGGTGGAAGCAGTAACGCAAAGTTAACATTCAAGAACCTTCCTAACGCATCTTTTATGCCAACACAGGTAGTAAGGGTATTACTTACCAACACTACAGCTACAGATATAATCGCATTATTTTAATATGTCTACAGGGATAGGGACAGGAATAGCGGGACAAGTTTTCCAAACAAAGGCGGGTGCTGGTATTGCACCTGACCCGTTCTTAGATATGTACTCTGTACTATTTGATGGGGTGGATGAATCCTTAGACGCTACTGTATCCCCTAATATTGGAACAGGTGACTTTACTATAAACGTGTGGTTATATAAAACAGATGCAAGTGGAAGTGGCTCTCAAAGAATATTTTCAAAACAAGGTGGTACAGGTTCAGATTGGCAGATATTTATAAATAACCCTGGGCAAATGCAATGGAGTAGCTCGTTATGGAATGACGCTTCAGGTGTAGGTTTAATACCTGCATTAAATGTATGGGAGATGTGGAGCTATAGTGTAAGCCAATCTGGTAATACAGCGTCATGGTATCTTAACGGTGCCAACCCTAACACAAAAGATATTACAGGGACTACTGGTGATTTAGGTTTAGGAAACAATTTTACTATAGGCAGACATAATACCGTTTATGAGTTTGCAGGAAACATGGATGAGATTTCATTCTGGGATACAGCATTAACTGAGGCTGAACTTTTAGATTTATACAATAGCGGTGTACCTACAGATTTATCTAATTCTACTAAGTCAGCTAATTTAACAAACTGGTTTAGGATGGGTGACCCACAGGGGCCTTCAATATATCCTAATATAGTAGACTCTGTAGGGGGTATAAATATGACAATGACAAATATGTCCTCAGCTAATATAACAACAAACGTACCCACATGATATACTGCATGCTAGACATACGAGAGTTAAATAATGTTAACTACAGTGAGGTAATGCAGGACTCTGCTCGTACGGTTAGAGAAAACCTAGCGGGGACAGAGTTTATAATATCATTTCCTGCAGACGCAGTACCTGTGATTGCAGAAGCCCCTCAGAAGTATACTCATAGTGAAATGCTTCGTTACCTAGGTGACATTTCCAACGGATGGATTACTGAAGATTAGTTAATATAATTTATTAACTTTACTGTCATGAATTGGACTCAGACAGTAACATCAATAGAAGAGGTAGTTTACGTAACAACCTATTCCAATAAATTTTAAAATGAAAAGTGAAGTGAAGGATACAGTAGAGGTACTGGCTGCTAATGGAGGGGCCTTGGGATTAAACTTAACACATTGCAATGATCTGCTTCAGACCATATCATTAGTGCTAGCAATAACATATACCGTATATAAGTTTTTAAAGTTAAAAAAGTAATGGATAAACTAAAGGACGAGTTGTTCTTGTTGGAGGAGAAGTACTTGGATACGGAAGACTTCAATGAAAAGCTAGACTTAGCAAACGACATACATAACATTAAGATGAAGATAAACGGAGTTAAGCCAATGGACAGTCATATAGACTGTGTTGGATGTGGCTCATAATTATAAACCATGATACATAACCTTAAGAACAAGATGAGCGTAGAGTATTTACAAAGTGTTATTGAGGGGATGGGGTACTCATTCTTTACTAAGGGTAACTACAATGTAAATATTATAGGGGTAAGGAATCCTAACCCTGTGGCTAATTCTTTTGATGACACAATGCTTTGTGCCTATAAGGTATCTAACCAGTGGGTATTAAAGGAGTGGCAGGTTACCACAGATGCTGGGACATACTGGCTTGAGAATCCTTTAAACGCTAAGGGCTGTGCCCTGCTAGTACCTAACCAGTACAGAGGTGTATATAAGATTGATAAGCATAGCGGTAGATACTACGCACTGTGTCAACGAAACGGTGAGGTTGAGGTGTACAGGGATGACACAAAGGACCAGATACTAGACCTCGATGACGCTACAAAACAGTGGGGGTACTTTGGTATAAACATACACAGGAGCAACCCTTACAGTGAAAGTAAAAATGTAGACAAGTGGTCTGCAGGTTGTCAGGTGTTTAAGAAGGTGGATGACTTTAATGAGTTCATGACTATCTGTAACAAGGCAAGGGATGAGTGGAGTAATTCATTTACCTACACACTAATAAAACAAGAAGACTTAAAAATATAGGGTATGGCAAGTAAGGGAAGAACAAAGGGGAATAAGATTTGTCCAGCAGGTATTGCTTGGGCTAAAAGAACTTTCGACAAGTACCCTTCTGCTTATGCTAACATGGCGGCAAGCAAGTACTGTAAGGACCCTAACTACGGAAAAAAAAGTAAGAAGAAATGATGGATGCAAAAAAACTAAAACAAATAGCTAACGAACTAAAGAAAGCTTCAGCTATGCATAAAGGTCAGGCTGTAAAGATTGATAAGATGTTAAAGTCTATGAAGACTAAAAAGAAGTAATGGGTGAGCTAAAGAAATGGAGGGATCAAAATTGGGTTCGTATTGGTACGGACGGTTCTATTAAGGGGGCGTGTGGTACCAGTAAGAATAAAAAGAATCCAGACAGATGTCTACCATTATCTAAGGCTAAGTCATTAAGTAAAAGAGAAAGGGCTAAGACTGCTAGAAAGAAGAAGAGAGAGGGCAGTAAAGGAAAGCAGTTTGTAAGTAACACAAAAAAAGCAAAGGTACGTGGCAACAAAAAGTAATATGTCTTGCAATAAGGTTATGCGTTCTGACAGGGCGGGTAAGAAGAAAATGGTTAAGGCATGCGAGGGTGGTAAGGAGAAGCTTATACACTTCGGTGCTAAGGGTTATGGACATAACTACTCTTCAGCTGCACGTAAATCTTTTAAGGCAAGACACAAGTGTGGCACAGCAAAGTCTAAGATGACAGCTAGGTACTGGTCCTGTAAGAAGCTATGGGCAGGGAAGGGTGGCTCCACTAAGAGTTCACCCTCAAGTAAACGAGGTAAATATTAAGATATGTCAAAGCTAGATAAAAAAAAACGCAAAAAAAAAAGAGGGTATAAAAAAGTGTATGAGGATGAAAGTGGCTCTACATCACTAGGTCGTAAAAAGGTTGTCGGCACTTACAGACCAAGACGTAGACTTCAGAAAAATAAAGACACAACTGTTATATATAAGGATGGGGATAGTCCACGTACAAGATTTACTGAAAAATATGTGGTAAAAAAACGTAAGGACGGAACTAAAAAGTCTGAAAAAAATATTATAAGAAAAAACTTTAAGATTATAAAAGACCCTAAGGTTAAGAAAAAAATTACATATAATAAAGACGGAAGTATTAGAAGGAATAAAAATAAATAAGATATGTTAAAGGGGGTAATAGGAAATATATTCGGGAAGTTGTTTAACAGTGCTGAGGGTATCCTCGATGAGATTATAACAACAGACGAGGAGAGAAAGGAACTCAAGATAGAGCTTAAACGTATTCTGCTAGAGGCAGAGCGTGAGGCTTTCAATAAGGAGGTTGAGGACAGAAAGGATGCTAGGTCGCTATATAAAAGTGATGCGTTAATACAAAAGATATTAGCCGCATTGTTTACTGCTGCATACTTTGGGTTGTCTTATGTTATGTTTAAATACTTTGTGATGCATGACGTTGTACTCTCTGAGTATGAAATAGGTTTTATATCCACAGTATTTGGTGCGATGAGTGCCAAGGTTAACACAATTGTAGACTTCTTTTTTGGGGGAAGTAGTAAGGAGAATAAGTAAATAAGTTTTACTATCTTTGTATAAATTAATTATAACTTAAATTTATTAAAATGGAAAAGATTACAGATCAAGAATTAGAGAACCTTCAGACAATGACGGCTGAGTTCAACAAGTTAAAGACGCAGCTAGGTGACCTAACGCTACAGAAGCATGGAGTATGCTTACGTGTTGAGGAGTTAAAGGCTGAGTTTGTAGAGCTTGAAAAGTCTCTAATGGAATCATACGGTTCTGACTCTATTATTAATATGGAGACAGGAGAGATTAAAGAAAAAGAATTAGAAATAGAAAAATAAAGACATGGCAAAGATTGAGAACATTACGGTATACCCTACGGTAACCCCTGCAGCAAGTGACCTACTTATAGGTACAGATGTTAACGATAGTAATAAGACGGTAACGTTTACTGTTGCAGATATTGTCGGGGCGGGTAGTGTTGCTCAAGATTTAAACTCTGTATTAACTACAGGTAATACGTCAGCTTTATCCATAGTACTTACGGGAGATATTACTTGCGTAGGATTACTACCAACAACAATATCAGCACAGGGTAGTGTTGGTACTGCGGGTCAGTACCTAACCTCTACAGGAACGGGGCTACAGTGGATTAACCCACCAACGGTTGCGGTGTCTACACTTCAAGAGACTCTTACGGCAGGGAACACAACTACGTTAGGTATCAACATGAACGGCTCAGACCTTATAGTGTCTGACGCTGGTGGTGGTATTACTGTAAACAATCCTGCGTTCTTAACGGTATCAGGTTTAACTACGTTTACTAACACTGTTAGTATCAACGGTTCTACACTTAACTTTGACGCAACGGGATTAATAAGTGACGGTGCTGGTTCTACGGGTACTGCAGGTCAGTGGCTCGCTGTAAACTCAGCGGCTACAGGATTAGAGTGGTCCAATACATTACCTGCGTCTGCTATACCAACATTACAACAAGTTTTAGGTGCAGGTAATACTGCAGTAAATGCAGGTATAACGTTTTCAGGTACAAGCACAACTATATTTGGAGCTAGTAATGGAATTAATTCTTCTGGTACAAATGAGTTTAATGGTAACAATCAATATACAGCCGCAGGAAATTTAGTTACGACATCCGCAATAGCATTTGGAGTTAACGCTACATTGTGGGCGGGTTCTAGTATTGGTACATCAGGGCAGGTTTTAACTGCAACAGGTTCAGGAGTAAATTGGACAACATTAAGTTTAACACCTAATACACTACAACAAGTATTAGACACAGGTAACAGTGCAACAGGATCTAATGCAAGCATAACGCTTTCAGGTACTATTACACCTGCTACAATAACAGACGGATCAGGTTCTACGGGTACCGCAGGGCAGGTGTTAAGTTCTACAGGAACAGGTCTACAATGGACATCTACAGGAACAGGTGCGGTAACAGGTATTACTGCTGCTGTAGACGTTTCTATTGGGTCACCTCTTTCTGTATCATCACCTACAGGAGCTGTTGTTTTAACTTCTCATTATTTTGGAGGGGCAGCAAATGTTGGATACGTTCCATCATCGGCAGCATCAAATCAAAGTGAAACATTCCTACGTGCAGACGGTACATGGAGAGCACCTTCAGGTTCTGTTTTTTCAGTGTCTCAATTAAGCCCTAATGCATCAACTGGTCAGGCTATAACTATATCACCAACAGTAGGGGATGTATTAGTGAAGCCTCATTCTTTTGCTGGTGGGGCTAATGTAGGACACGTACCATCATCAGCGGCAGCAAATCAATCTTTAGACTTCTTACGTGCGGATGGTACATGGCAACCGCCAGCTGTACAAGAACAGCATGGAAGCAGAAATATACTATTCCTAAATGGAACAAGTTCTCAAGCATATGTTTCTGGTACAGAGTATGCACGTACTAAGATTAATACCAACAATGCGTATGGGATGAATGAACTAAACAATGTGGTAGCACCAGGCTCACCAATTGCTAACATTGACTTTTATCCTTTTGTAATATTAACAAACCCTATAGGTAATGGAACTTGTAACGTAACGTACCCTAACTATGACATATGTTTAGCCACAATGGGGTTCTTTTGTAATACTGATGGAACTTATAGGTTTAATTTATATAAGTTAAGTTATACAAATACTGGTGGGTCAAATACTCCTGTGTTAGCAGCTTCAGCTGTATTTTCAAGTTATGTTGCTAATACTGCGGTTAATGTAACCTTTACTTTTGAGGCTACAGCTGATGTTCAGAAACTAGCACCAGGCGAATCATATGGTCTTACATACCAACAAAACTATAGTGCTACTGGGCTTACTAATTTTGGTGCAGACTTTAATATTGTTTGGTAAAGTAAAATAAATTTAAATTAAATGAAATGGACATTAGAAAAATATCAATCGGTTCAGACTATAAGTCTGGGGCAATGCACTACATTGTAGGGCAAGACGTACTAGGGGGCTCACATAAGATACACCTTATCCAGGCGGCTAACGATTCATACAAGATATGGATACAGAAGGATGATGTTGTTTATATGTGGAAGGAGTTCCTTAACACCCTACCAATATCTTTAGAATTTAATATAAACTTTTAATGAGGTCTCCATACAACTTCATTGTTGAACCCCTTAACGATAGGAGGTACGACAATGTGAAGGATATGGATGGTACTGAGGTTATAACAAGTGTATCTCAGGAGGATCATATATCTTCTAATAGACAAGCAAGGGTAGTAGCACTACCAATATCATACGAAGGACCTGTAAGCGTTGGTGACACACTGCTAGTGCACCACAATGTGTTTAAGTTTTACTACGACATGTATGGCAGGCAGAAAAGTGGTAGGAGTTTTTTTAAGGATAACCTATTCCTAGTTGACTACGAGCAGTTTTTTTTATACAAGACAAAGGATGAGTGGAACGCTCATGGTAAGTACTGCTTTATAAAACCAATCAAGGCACGAGAGTCTACTATTATGAAAAGAGGTGAAGAGCCTTTAATGGGTATAGTAAAGTATATCAATCAAGAACTAATAGACTTAGGCGTTAAGGTAGGTGACGAGATATCTTTCACACCAGACAGTGAGTACGAGTTTACTGTGGATGATGAGAAGTTATACAGGATGTTTACAAATAATATAACAATTATATTTTAATTATGGGAGTACAAAAAAACGTAGGCCTACTAAAAGCTAAGGTAGATGCATTGACAACAAACCTACAGACCTTAATACTAGAAGAGAAGCAGACTAGGGATATGGTCCTAGGGGCTTTACAAATTTTAAAGCACATGCCAGGTCATGAGAAAGCATTAGAAGAAATGAAAAAACTTTATAAAGAAAATGAAGATAAGGGAGATAAAGCTTAGTATAATAGAGGCTGGTGAAAAGGCTGTAAGGCAGTTAGTAAAGGTAGCCAAGGAGGATATTATAAAGTACGAGGCTGAAGATCCTTTAGCGGCAGATAGATTAAAGAACGCTGCAGCCACTAAGAAGCTAGCTATATTCGATGCGTTTGAAATACTTAAACGTATAGAGGAGGAGCGTGCCTTACTAGATGGTACGGTAGCAGAAAAGAAAAGTAATACACCTAAAGGATTTGCAGAGTCAAGGTCAAAATAGTTTACATAGGGTACTTAATAAGTATATACCTAAACAGGTTCTTACCACAAAGAATAAGGCTAAGACCTGGCAGTATGGTTATAATGAAAAGTATGATGTAGTAATAATATCAAAGACAGGTCAGATAGATACTGTTGTAGATATAAACGGATTAAAGATTGCTTTACCTAAGGCCCCTAAAAATATAGACAATAGGTCTAAAAAGAAAGAGGATCAGTACTGGGAACCCACAGAGATATCGAGGGAACTTTCTAGGATAAAGTCTATCTTTCAATGGCACGACACGCCTGATATTTTTAAGGGTAAGTGGGTTGACTATATCGAGCAGGAGTTTGATAGAAGAGAGCAAGGTCATTGGTTTATGAATAATGGTGTACCCACATATATTACAGGCACACACTATATGTACTTGCAGTGGACAAAGATTGATGTAGGGCACCCTGACTTTAGAGAGGCTAATAGAATCTTTTATATTTTCTGGGAGGCGTGTAAGGCAGACAAGAGAAGCTTTGGTATGTGTTACCTAAAGATAAGACGTTCAGGTTTTTCTTTTATGAGTTCGTGTGAGGGTGTTAACCAGGCTACGATAACAAAAGATTCTAGGGTAGGTATACTATCTAAGAGTGGTAGTGATGCTAAGAAAATGTTTACAGATAAGGTTGTACCTATATCTAACAACTACCCGTTCTTTTTTAAACCTATACAGGACGGTATGGATAAACCTAAGACAGAACTAGCGTATAGGGTTCCTGCATCTAAGATTACTAAAAAGAATATGTCTACCATAGCTGACGAAGAGTTAGAGGGGTTAGACACAACAATTGACTGGAAGAATACAGGGGACAATAGCTATGATGGTGAGAAGCTACAGCTACTACTACACGATGAGAGTGGTAAGTGGGAGAGGCCTGATAATATTTTAAATAACTGGCGTGTAACAAAGACATGTCTAAGGCTGGGTAGTAGGGTTATTGGAAAGTGTATGATGGGCTCTACATCTAATGCATTAGATAAGGGGGGTAGAAACTTTAAGAGTTTATACGAGGACTCGTTCCCATCTAAAAGAAATGCTAACGGTCAGACTAAGAGTGGGTTGTACTGTTTGTTTATACCTATGGAGTGGAACTTTGAGGGTTATATAGATAGATATGGTATGCCTGTATTTAAAACTCCACCTAAACCTATCGTAGGTATAGATGGCGAGGATATAAAGTTTGGTGCTGTAGACTACTGGGAGAATGAGGTGAGTTCATTGTCACAGGATGCTGACGCATTGAATGAGTTCTATAGACAGTTCCCTCGTACAGAGTCTCATGCATTCAGGGATGAGAGTAAGCAGTCTATATTTAATCTAACAAAGATATACCAACAGGTAGACTATAACGACTCTTTAATAATGGACCACCACGTAACAAGGGGTTCATTCCATTGGAAGGATGGTATAAAGGATAGTAAGGTTATATGGTCACCTAATAAAAACGGAAGGTTTCTAGTAAGCTGGACACCACCACCTAAACTACAAAACAACGTACTTATAGAAAGGGGTATAAGAAAACCAGGTAACGAGGATATAGGTTCATTTGGTTGTGACTCCTATGATATATCAGGGGTAGTTGTGGGGAAGGGCTCTAACGGTGCACTTCATGGACTTACAAAGTTTAACATGCAAGAGGCTCCGAGTAATGAGTTTTTCTTGGAGTATATAGCTAGACCTCAGACCGCAGAGATATTCTTTGAGGAGGTACTTATGGCATTAGTATTTTATGGTATGCCTATACTGTGCGAGAATAATAAGCCTAGGCTACTATACCATTTAAAAAATAGAGGTTATAGAGGTTACTCATTAAACAGGCCTGATAAGACGTATATAAAGCTGTCTAAGACAGAGAGGGAGCTTGGTGGTATACCTAATACATCTGAGGATGTTAAGCAGTCTCACGCATCAGCTATAGAGTCTTATATAGAAAAGTATGTGGGTATTGATTTTGATGGAACATATAGGGATGCAGGTGATATGGGTACTATGTTTTTTGGTAAGACACTTGAGGATTGGGCTAAGTTTGATATAAGTAATAGGACTAAGTTTGATGCAGCTATAAGTTCTGGTTTAGCTATCATGGCTAACCAAAAGCACTTATATACTCCGTCTCAAGAGAAGTCAAAAATAAGTATTAACTTTGCTAGATACAATAACACCAGCAATAAAAGTCAAATAGTTACATGAAAGACGTAAACATAAATATAAACTCTGCTGCGTTTCCTGATCAATTTGTTAGTGACAAGCAGAAGGCTACTGACGAGTTTGGGTTACAAGTAGGACAGGCAATACAATACGAGTGGTTTAGAAAGGATAGTAATCGTTGTAGGTTTTATAACCAGTGGGGAGAGTTTCACAAGTTAAGACTATACGCACGTGGAGAACAGTCAGTTGCAAAGTATAAGAATGAGTTAGCCGTAGACGGTGACTTGTCATACTTAAACTTAGACTGGACACCTATTCCTATTATACCAAAGTTTGTAGATATTGTTGTTAACGGAATGTCTGACAGGCTATTTAAAATAAACTGCATTGCAATGGATGCAATGTCAGCAGAGAAACGTAACGAATTCCAGCGTATGGTTGAGGTTAACGTGGTAGCTAAAAATTTATTTAAGCAGGTTGAAAAAGATTTTCAGGTTCAAATGTTTCAGGTAGATCCTGAAACTTTACCTGCTAGCGATACAGAAATGGAGTTGTATATGCAGCTTAACTACAAGCCAGGTATTGAGATAGCAAATGAGATTGCTATAAATACTATGCTTGAGGAGAGTCATTACAATGACACACGTAAAAGAGTTGACTACGATATAGCTACCCTTGGAATAGGTATCACAAAGCATGAGTTCCAACAGGGTGATGGTATACGTGTTGAGTATGTAGACCCTGCAAACGTTGTGTATAGTTACACAGAGGACCCATACTTTAAAGACTGTTTTTATTGGGGTGAGATTAAAACTATTCCTATTGGGGAGCTAGTTAAGATAGACCCAGACATCACGTTAGATCAGATGGAGGAGATATCTAAGTATAGCCAGTCATGGTATGACTACTACAACGTGGCGGCTATGTACGAGAACAGTATGTTTTCTCGTGACACTTGTACACTTCTATATTTTAATTATAAGACCACTAACAGTTTTGTATATAAAAAGAAAAAAACAGGAGAGGGTACGTATAAGACTGTAGAAAAAGATGACGAGTTCAACCCACCACAAGAAATGATGGATGAGGGTGAGTTTGAGAGAGTAGAAAAAAGAATAGACGTTTGGTATGAGGGTGTTATGGTTATGGGTACAAACATAATCCTTAAGTGGAATATGATGGAGAACATGGTACGCCCTAACTCTGCTAACCAGTATGCAATGCCTAACTATGTAGCGTGTGCACCAAGAATGTATAAAGGGGTTCTAGAGTCTTTAGTTAGACGTATGATTCCCTTCGCTGACCTTATTCAAATTAGTCACCTTAAGATACAACAGGTTGTAGCTAAGGTGGTACCAGATGGTGTATTTATAGATGCAGATGGATTAAACGAAGTAGACTTAGGTACAGGTGCGGCATACAATCCTGAAGATGCCTTGAGGTTATACTTTCAGACAGGTTCTGTTATCGGTAGAAGCTACACGCAGGAT